ACTCTTTTGTTCCGTGTAAAACAACTTGATGAGTTGGGTAAACCATTCTGCTATCTCGTCTAACGCTCTTTCCAGTTGGCGCGCTATTAAATCAATTCTTCCCAAATCGGCTGCTTTTAATAATTGGCGTCCTCCTAATGTTTCTCGTCCTTCTCTTTCTCCACGAGTAGTAGAATGAATTCCCCAGATATTGTCAAACTGAGTTCGGGACGCTTCTAAGTCAAGAAACATATAGTTCGGGACTTGTCCAGGCTGTTCAAACCTGATTTTAGTTCCGTCTGCCGCATTCTTCCCGTAAAGTATCAGTCCTGCTTCGTTTGTGATGTTAGCCGCCTGTTCTTCTGCCATAGTATCGCTGTCTATCAATAGGGGTGGATTTGCTACTTTGGATATAATGTCCTCTATTTGGCGTTTTCTGGTATTTATGTTGTCCTGAATTGAAATCATCTGTTGGATATAATCGGTATCCCCAATAAGTGTTTCATCTGTTGTGAACAGGGATTTTATTACGTAAGGTTTCTTGGGGTTGTCAAAGAAGTTTGCTTTCTTATTATCAAAATCATAAAATGGGTTCTGTTTCTTGTCAAGTATAACATCACCTGACTTCCAAACCACGAACTCGTTTGTCCAGACCTCCAGTATGCTAAATGTTTTTTGCCTTACTTGTTCTTCCGTTTTGGCTGGGTTGGCTTCTAATACCTTTTTTGCTATCTTCTCTCCGAATTGCTCTTTTATCTGATTATAACCCAGTTCCAATTCCTCTAATACAAACGCTAATCTGTTTACACTACTGCCGAATTTGGGAACTCTTATCCTTTTCGGATTTCTGACCAGTAAACCGACATCGTCCTGTTCTTTATCCCAGTCAATCTTAAATACCCCGTATCTGAATATAATCATAAACCTCAGGAATTGTTCGGCAAGTTCCTGAATACGTAATCGCTCCATATGATAACCGAGTATATCCTGAAGTTCATTTGCGTTCATCTGCGACTGCTCATCTTCCGCTCCAGAACGGACTTCTATATCGGGAAGCCGTGAGGTCGCTATCGGAATCATAGTTTCCGTAGCCATAAATACTCTGTTTTCAACAGCTTTGGATTGTTTGCCTCTAATCATCTCCACTCCCGTCTGGACGCCCTGATAATACTGCATATTCTGTTCCCAGATTGTTTTTAATGAGGAATATACGCTGTCGGATTCGGTTTCCCACTCTTTGATTTGGGCTAATAACTCGGTATCTGACATTCCTGTGTCAAATTGTTCCTTATTTAATTCATCGTTTAACTCTGGCATACTTTTTTAGCAGCATCGTGATGAGTTGTATTCTTAAAACGTTTCCAATACTCTTCACGCGACTGTTTGTCTTTCTTAATTTGTAATTCCCGTTGTTCAGCTCCTTTTTCCATTTCAAGGTGCTGTTTGGGATAATGTGTTTTAAAACTACTGCTTGACGGTTGTATTAAATCTTCTTTCCAAGCATCTCTTTCCTCTAAATCTACTGCCTTTAAACGTCTTTTCCAGTAATCTGCGTCTTCTTCTTCCGCCTCTCTAACTCTATTTGAATAAATCTCTCTTTTGCGCTTAAATTTATGTATTTGCGCTTTACTTATCATAATTTATAAAGTTATTTCGTATTTCTAATTTAGGTTTGTCCCCGAACCGAGCCATATATACTCCTGGGCGAACCTCGTCTACATAAAACGATTCGGTTGTCTTAACTGGCAGTTTGTATTTCTCTTGTTTGACCATATAGCGTCCAGGTCGGTTATTCAACAGCCAGTATAAATTGAAAACCGTTACGTCTACCATATCATCGTAGTCCCCGAACGGAAACGCCAGTAATTCCTGAAATAACTCGGTATTTCGTATCTCTACCACCCTGTTCTCAAATAAATGGACTATCTGCATTAAGCGCTGAAACTTATCTTTTGGGCGTTTGTTAGCTCCTACCCCCAGTTCTGCTGTGCTTATAGGCAGATATAGCCCTAAATCACGGGATTTCTTTATAAGCAAGGTTCTGACCACCTTTTGAAACGCTACCTCCTCTACCAGAATCCGCAAGATGTTGTGTTGTTTGACGTTGTTCTGGTAAGTAGAGATGATTTTGTCAATCATTTCGTCTAATCCCCATCTGCCCTTAATAGTCAGCAGTTCACGGAATTCACCCTGTTCGGTTTTACCCATTATCTGTATAGCCCTGAAATCACTGCTATCCTTCTCTGATATAGCTGGGTCTATTGACATACAGGATTCCACTACTTTACCCTTAGCCACCACTCCTTCCAGATGATGTATCTTAACTGGCTGTTCTTCCAGAGAGATAGGGTTGTTCTGATACTCCGCTTCAAACGCATACAGGGACTCTTTCTTACGTTTTAATAACTCCTCTACTGGCCAGGCGTCCTCCCAGATGGACTTGCCGTTAACCAACGCTTTATACAGATGCGCCTGAAACTCCTCCTTTTCCTGCAACTTGGCTATCAGAGCAAATTGATGCAACTTCGTCCCAATGTAGACCAGATGCTGGTCTGGCTTCAAAGTAGGCAATAAAGTCCTAAAAAACCACACTTCCAGCTTATCACGCTGCTCTTTTGAATAAATCACACTCTCGTCTTCCAAGTCATCGCATACTATCACGTCTGGTCTAAATCCACGTATCTGAAACCCTTGACCCTTAGCCCGTATAATAACCTGATTATTCAACCGCAACTCTTCTTCCGTCCACTTATCACTCCTCATATCCCCAAAGTCCTTAATCAGTTTGTCGTTCCCTTCCAGTTCGTTCCTAATAATCCGCAAGTTCTCTTTGGCGATACTCGCAGTAGCACTTATAAGCAATATGTCCTTCTTTTTGCCATAACAAGCTAACCATAACGGGAAGAATCTGCTACACAGCGTGCTTTTTGCAAATCCTCTTGGAGCAATAAAAAGCTGTTTTGTAAAATTTTCTGAAAAAAAATTAGGATTTGTTTTTTTGTCAGAGAAATTGGGAGGGGTAATCAAACTATCTTTTAACGGGGGTACCCCCTGGGGTCTCTGCCCCCTCTTGTCCTGTGCATAACCTGTTAATCCTATCCTTTGTATCTTACCCAGTATCTCCTTGTGGAAAGCCGGTCTCCTGTTAGTAGCTAAGTGATGCAGGTATATGTCTATGAAGCCCTCTAAGCTATGCTCTGCCTTATAGCGCCGCTTGTATCCTATAAGCTCATCTATCTCATTGAGTAGTTGTACTTTTCTCTTGAAGGTATCGGAGTTCATCTAGTTTAGATTGTATTAACTTGTTAACGTTATCGGGTGTTATATTCATTACTATCTTCTTCTCTGCTGTATAGTCCCCGTGTATCTTAATAGACATATCAAGCGCTTGGTTAGAAGCTGGTAAGTTCTTAGATTGTCTGGCATTACGTGCTAATAGATTACTTCTCTCTTTATCATCTAACTTATCCTTTAATAGTTCTTTAAATCCTTTTTGTATCTCAGGTTTCCTCAAGTTCTCATAAGCTATGCTATTTGCTGTATTATCTTTTAGTTCTTTTGTTTTACTTCCCCCGTTTTTACCTAATTGATATACTTTCCGCACCGCTTCGGTTGGATTTAATGTCTTCGCTGTTTCTCTTATAAATGCTTGTTGTTTTAATGTAAGTTTATTCATTGTTCTCTTTTAAAGCTCTCTTATAGCCATTTAGGGCCTATGTTTTTCTCTTAATAGCCGTTATTCTTATTATCCCGCCGAAATAGTATGTTTCAATGTGGGGGATAACTATCTATTGACACGGGTTGCTTGATATGATAGTATTAAGTTGTAAGTGGATAAGTACATTTTAAACAGTTTAAAAGGTTAGCTCAATAATAATAACATTGACCAACACTGACTACTTATTGAGGTTTTTATTTCGCAGTCGCTTTTTAGGGACGTAAGCCGAATTGACCCTTTAAGAGGTTAGCTCGGCAATTGTCAATGGTTGTTGGGCTATCCTTTTAAGGGGTTTATTATTTAACCGCTGTTATAGGGGACAGCTCATTAAAAATGATTAAATTAAATATCTATTTTGAAGATTTAAGAGAAGATACAAAAGAAGAAATTATACAAATGTTAAAAGAAGACCAAGCAACAAAAGACGCAGTAGCAGAAGAAGTAAAGCAGGGATTAAATAAAGAAACAGCAGAAAATGAAATAATTGATAATTATATCAATACTCATAATAAAGCGATAGAATATACCTTATAGTCATCTGATAGCTACCATAATATACCCTATTATATTGTGGTAGTCGTTCAGGGGATTATTAAAGGTCGTTAATTAATTAAGATGTAAATAAATATGATTAAATTAAAAGTTGGAGATATTGTTAGACATAACCGCAAGATTTATATTATTAGTGGAACAAAAGGTTGGATTCATA